GCTTGCAAGTTTCCACCTGTTGCTTTGTTATATTTCCTACGACCAGAAGCAGTCAGACCCCCTGTAGGATCTTTGTCCTTCTTGGTAAGAGATACTCCTTTAGACATAAAAGATGTAAGCTATTTAAAATATAGCATTATTACGCAATCTTTAAACTATTTCTTTTTTTCCTTTTATGTTGGTAGCTTATCTTTTTTGAACCAGTTTTTTCTTTTTTAAACCTAGCCTTTTCTTTACTACTCATCTCACCTGTAGTCTTTGGTGTTTTACTACTAACTCTTTTACTAGGTCTGCAAGCAGGGTAAGGTCTACCTTTCTCATCCTTTCCTCTACCACAGTCTTTACCTGTTTTTACATCTACCCACTTTTCATCAAACCATCTTTTAAGACTCATTTACCTACCTGTTTCTGTGCCTTGTTGTGTGCAGATTTAAATGATGTACCTTCACGCATAAGCTTCTTCATCATGTCCATGTGTTTTTTGGAATGATGTTCTGAATGTTTCTTCAGAGTTCTCATCTGACTAAGACTAAGCTTTGCCATTTTTCTTTTTGTTCTTTAGTTTACGAACTAATAAAAAATCTTCTTTGGTAAGTTTACCATCACCAGTTTTGTCAAGACTTTTTTTTTGTTTGTCTGATAGTTTTTTCATAATTAAGTTTTGCGATAACCTCCACCACGTTTCTTGTAAGTTCTTACAAGCCACGCATTAGCATAAGCAGAAGGATAAACATTAAACTTCTTCTTTGCTTCTGACTTTACTTGTGAATAAAGTTTTGGATTTGTAGGTGTGTTAGCCATTTCCGAATACGTTAGAGCCAGCTAAACGTGATTTAACATTTTCTGTGTAAGCAGAATCTTTTTCCCAACGAGGATCAGACATAGCAGTTACAACTTCTGCTGTTGTTCTAAATGGTGTAGCACTATTACCAGCAGGTCGACCTGAGTAAAGGTCTGGTTCAATTCCCATAGCGTTATTGTATTGTGAGTAGATACCTTGAACAGCTAACTTAATAGCAGGTCCATCCCCGACATCAGTTAACTTATTGAAAGCATTAACTTCTTCAGCAGGTAAATTTTCCATAGCCCAAGAAACCATTTGACCATAGGTGTCATCACCACCAACTGAATCTCTAATACCTTGTGCATCTACTTCACCTGCCATACCAGCATTACGAAGACCATCTAAATAGGTATCAATAATTTGTTTTGAGAAACCTGCTTCACCTAGTTTGTTGTAATCATCTTCAGAGATCTCATCATTTTCTGCAAAACGATTTGATATGTCTTGAGCATCAATACCAACTTCTTCTAATACAGAAGCAAGACCATCTCCATAAAATTCTTCAGCATTAAATTCAGAATCGTTAGTTTCTTTTTCTTGCTCTTCTTTTTGTTCTTCTGCGTTACCTTCTGGTTCTTCTCTGGTTTGATCTATAGCTCCAAGCTTACCTTCAAGTTCTTTGTAGCTTCCTACTAAATCTTCTACGCTTTTAAACTTACCAGCATATAAACCATTCTCGTCTTTTAAACCTTCCAAGTCATTAGCAGACATTGGTGGTGTCTCTGAAACATTTACTTGTGATGAAGTCATAGTGGTTTTTTTATTTAACTATAGTGAATTGTACTGCCATGTCTAGTAGTAACATCACCAGACTTCTCAGGTACAGGGTTTTCTTCGTTCTTTCCTATTGGACTGACGATTGCTTTCTCAGATTTAGAGATAAACTTTCCGTCTTCATCTCTTTCTCTAGACTTCTTGGTTGGCATCTTGAGGTTCCTCCGTTGGTAATTGTTGTGAAGCATCAGCTAATTTTTTAGGATCAACTAAAGGTGAGCCTAAAGCAGCAGGTCCAAGACTTTGAATAAGCTGTTGCTGTTGCATAGCTTGTTGTTCAGCTTGAATTTCTTCTTGTGTTTTTACTAGGTTAGCAGTATCTATACCGATACTGGTAGCAAGACGTTTGACCGCTTCATCCACATTAACGTACTGTCTCATTACATCTGGTCCTAAAGCTTGAGCTACAGTTCCAATAAACTCAATCAGTTTGTTCTTATCATTACCTCTACCAAGACCTGATAAACCTGTCACTATCTTAGGTGTTATCAAATCATCAGGCAGCTTTGGTACTTTACCTTGCCTTACTAATATGTGCATCCTACGTCTGAGATATGGTAGTTGAAACTCTTGGGTCAAGATACTATAGATACCACCTAAACTATTCTCCAGTTCTTGTGCCATAAGATTTATCTCTGCTGCTGTTACTCTTTCTGCGTCACGTTGTACTGATCTAGCCATCAAGAAAGCAAACTCAAGTCTCGCTTCTATTCTTTGTATTGCACTAAACGCAATACTGAAGTCTCCACTTTTACCTACTTGCATTACAGAAATATCAGAAGCTAGTCCTTCTCTTACTGCTCCATTCGGGGCTTTGCTTATAGTTGCTGCCCTTGTTACCCCATTAGGATTTACAAGAAATAAAGTTTTAGCAGAAGCAGCAGCACCTTCAATTATCGCTTGCATCAAAGACTCAAGACTAATCAAGTCACCTCTGTACTCTTCTACATATCCTCTTCCGTAATCTTCTCCATCAATCCGAATGAACCTGAGAGGTAGCCAAGGTGTTACATCTATTCTTGATCTGCCATCTGTGTTAGGTATCTTTTCTCCTTTACATTCTTGAAACCAGAAGACATCATCATTAACTCTTTTAATGTGTGTATATATATCAAGATCATTCTCCATTGTCTTGGCATCATAGTTATCTTTCTTCTTGATCTGTTCTAAGAAAGCAGCAGGTAAAGCTTGAGGATGTATTGTTTCTTTAGTTAATATCTCTAATACATTACCTACTTCATCACGCTTACAAACAAACTTAGATAGTGGATATACCTTCAATCCTTTTTCTGTCAGGTAGAGAAGAACATTACCTGATACAACTAAATGTTTGATAGCTTCAAACATAGCAACTCTGTCATTAGATATTTCTATCTGATTCATCAAAGCATTTTCTATAGTGCGTAGTCCTTTATCTATCTCACTCTGCATTTGTTCTTGTCCTTGCTTTCTTATCTCAAGGTCATCTATTTCTAATTTAAAAAATGCTGTGCTTGGTGGCAGCAAAGTCATTAATAATTTATTCGACAAGGAGTTAACACCACGACTACCAGTAGCTTGGAAAGGTGTCTTGATTCTTGCTCTTGTACCTGATGTCTGTTCTGGTATCAAGCTAGGTATCGTTAGCTTTGAAGATTCTTTTGCTTCTCTATCATAGACAGACCTACTACTAACAAGTGCTTCGTACCTACCTGCTGCGGTTGTGCCTTGTGTCGAGTATTCCATATTAAGTTGGGTAGTTTAAATCTCCACCTTTACCACCATCAAGTAATGGTATCTGTAATGACTTAGTTCCCATTCTTCTACCCATAGCAGTTTTAGTTTCTGAAGTCTTTTTCTTCTGTTGCTTACCAACAACAACTGCATCAGCAGTCTCTTCTATAGGAGAGTCAACTGGTTCGGGTGCAGGTGCAGGTGGTGGCGATGGTCTTCCGAAGCACATAACAGATGAATATTATTTTTTCCTTATCTTAGCATGAGCTAAATAATTGTCTTCTTTTTTGTTTTGGTTAGCTTTTGTGCTGTCGTAATAGTTGGGTTTGAAAAGTTTTTAGTTTCTTTTTGTTTTGCAATCTTTAAAGAATCTGCTGCTTCACTTTTTTTCTTTGTATCTTCAAGACCTTCTTGTTCACCTGTGATTACAACAGGATCATTTTTACTTTTATATTTTTCAACTCTAGGTTGAGTACTACCACCACCAAAACACATAGTTAATTCTCCAAGACTTTGTTATTGAGCATGGTTTCTTTTTGTCTTTTCTGTTGCTCAATTAAATAGTTCACAACAGACCTTTCCCCTGCACGATACCATACTTCTCGATCAGTCAACGATAAGTCTGGGTGTCTATCAGGAAACACACTACTTAAACTGTTTATAAGTTCGTCAGTAATTACTGGTAAGTTCACAGAGACTTAAGTGTTATATCTATATTATATGTTATCTTAATGATAGCAAGGAGTGGTTACCTTGTTGCACAGAAAAATAAAAAGACTCTAGGTGAGTGGTTCCATCTAGAGTTTTTTTTATGGCTGCCAAAGTTTAACTTCACCTGTGCTGTAGTTATAGTCTCCTTCTCTTAGTATTCTTGTGAGTCTTGCATTGAGGATAGCATCAGCAATACTATAACCTTTCTTTGTATATGTCTCCTGTACCTTAGACCATAGTGCATCTTTAGTATCTGGAGTATTGGCTAGTGTCTTGGAAGCAGTAACCATACCCATACCTTTAAGACCTGCGATACCATCACCAGAGTCACCAGCTAGTGACATCTCAAACCAATGTCTATTAGCTTTCTTCTCTGTGATATGTAAGATCTCATCTTCTTGTATTAACTTACAAGGTATAGTCTTCATGTCTTTATCTACTGAGACTATGATTGGATTTTTATACTGACCATTGGTAGCCAGCAAACCAAGCACATCATCTCCTTCTAGGTTTGGATAGGCAGCAGATTCATATTCATTCTTAATTTTTTTAATAATACTTTTAAGTGCTAGTGGTTTTCGTTTACCTATCCTATTCATTTTGTACTCAGGAAATATCTCATGTCGAAATGTAGGGTAAGAAGTAAAGCACATAACCACATCATGCTTGTCTTCTGCTATCTGTTTATATACTTCTAACCTGCTTTCAATCATGTTCATAATATATCTTTCATCAGAGTGAAGAGTATGTTGCCAATCATTCCATCTTGTATCTACTTCAAAAACACAACAAGAAGAATAGAATAGCGAATAAGC